TCGGAATCTCCAACTTGTCCCAGTTCCTCAAGTTTCCTTTCGGCGTAATCACCACCAACGCATCGATCTTGCCTTCATCAAAAAGTATTGCAGCATTGTCCAACAACACTTTGGACTTGCCCAAACCCATTTCCAAAAAGTACGCATACTCTTGGCGGTGCACGGATCGCTGTAAGCTTTTTATTTGGTGCTCGTAAGGCGTTGTTTTAAAAGGGTATTCTTCAAAGTTCATGTCCACCACTCCGGTTTTTCTCTACCTTTTTCCCATTTCGCGTAGGTTTTTTCATTGATGCAGTAGTTTCTGTACGCCTTGACTGGATCTTCGTCTTTGTATTGATCCGGCATGGCCTGTGCAATGGGAGTCATGCCGTTTAAAGGTATGTTTCCTGGAATCTGTGCCAAAGCAGTAAACAGTTTGTCCACGCTTTTGTGTGTTTTGCCGTAACGAAAACTGTATTCATCGCCCAAAGCCAAGAAGTGTTTGTACAGCCACCTGTAATTACTGTGCGTTGCTCTGGTCCAAATCGTGCAAGGGTGATTTAGATAAGCTTTCTTGTAAAGACCCACCTCGTCTGCGTATTCATCGCCGTCCAACTCTCGGTGCGCGGTGCACAACATTTGAGCCGTTTCAAGGGGCATCTTGACCAACATCTTATCAGGCTGTGCTTGGGCTGATTGTATTGGACAACTGTCAAAGTAAAAGATGTTCATTCTTCTGCCTCCTCTTCCACGTCGTCGTATCCAACAATCTCTCTGGGATGAATGGCATCGTATTCCTTTAACCAAGATTCTTCCTGTGCAGTCAAACGCCGACCGTATCTTTCGTGGTACGCACCCAACTGCTGCTGAAATCGAAGCAATTCATCCAAGTGATACGTTGTGAACACCGGAAGATCAAAGCTCAATATAAACTCCTCCAGTTCTTGGTGCGCTTCGCTGAAATACTTGTTTTCTGCAAAAGCTTTTTGAAAGTCTTTTTTAGTTGCTTCACTCATAGAAACTCTCCCGAAGACGCTCCTCTGCGATCTTTACTTTAATGTCGTCTCGTTCATCGTCTGCATGAAGGCTATGTTCCTTGGCCAATGTATTTATTTTGTCGTCCAATAAACCTTTCTCGTCTTCATCGTCTATGTCTTGATAGATCAACTCCATGACGTAATCGTAGTAGTCATTACTCATATCAATACCCGTCTTTATTGTTGACGCTAAAAACAAACGAAGCTCTTTCATCAAAAGAAAGGTGTCTTTTTACATACTCAGAATTTTCATAGTCAATAATAGGATGCCCGTATTGGTTTTTGACCATTCTTCCATTTTTGTGTTTTTTGTAAACAGGGTCCAGTTCACGATATTCCACTTCCACGATACCTTCCGATAACACACAGTTCTCGGAGAAAATATCCAAGTTTACATCCATCTTGTAGTTTTCTTTTAAATACAGCTCAAGGGCTTCTACGACTTCATAATAATGTACTTTAACTTCTACGCTCATTGTTTTTCCCCAATAGAAACGCTTAAACATTTTTGTAATATATTGTTATTGGTTTCTTTATGTGGATTTTTAGGCAGATCAAATATTTCTCCATTTTCAATGTCCACAATCTTTTGATCCTTGAACCTAAATGGGCTATCGTCCGCATGGTAAACCGTAATGAGATCATGCATATCATTGCTTTCTGCATATATTTCCATACAACCCACCTTAATTCTTATGTGGTGCTCGTTTTGTTCTACTTTGCATTCATCTTTCATTGTTCTTCTCGTGTATAAAATTAATTTGTATGGGAAGTATAGTTGTCTTAATATTATAGGTCAAGCTTTTTATAAGTCTTAAAATAAATTTGCTTTTGGTCCGTGTTTCGTTTACCATCGTTTTACAAATCACACTAACGGTTATATAGAAACCGTATAAACAAAGTGACCAGAAGACTGCGGGGTTTTCTGGTCGCACACCAGAGGAAATAGAATGAAGAACGAACCAATCGTAGACCTTTTTGAAAAGGCGACCGAACGCAAAGTCACTAAACTAGACGACTCCCAACTTAAATCCTTGAGCGAAAGCATTGACCAACTGCTTCGAATTGGCGGAGAAATCGGCAACACCGAGGAACTGCTCCGCAAACTCAGAGAACAATACCGACAGCTTTCCGAAGAAGCGCTTCCAGAAAAACTTGCGCAGATCGGCATGAAAGAACTGCGTCTGGAAGACGGTTCTAAGATCACAATAGATAATTTTTATTCCACTCGCATCACCGAGAAAAACAAAGAAGCCGCACACCAATGGCTGCGCGACAACGGCCACGGCGACATCATCAAGAACGCTGTTACGGTTTCTTTCGGAAAAGGTGAAGACGAAATGGCCCTCGAACTCATGGAAGGGCTACAAAATCAAGGACACCTGCCTACGCAAAAGGAGGCTGTCCACCCATCCACCCTCAAAGCGTTCGTTAAAGAACGAGTTGAAAGTGGCGACACTGCGTTCAATCTCGACGTACAGAAACAATTTTCTTTGTACAAAGGGAAACGGACGAAAATAACTAAATAATATAAATAAGAAAGGAAGAAAAAATGGCTACGAAAAAGCAAGATAATATGTTGTCTCTTTTTGAAGACAACGCAGGTGCCGGTATCGGCGAAATTAGTGCGGATGATTTAGCGACTCCGCGTATCTCCATAGTGCAGGCGATGAGTCCGCAAATTAAGAAATCAAGTCCAAAGTACAGTCCAGACGCCAAAGTTGGCGACATGATGTTCACGGCAACCAATACGTTCGTGGACGGCGATGAAGGCATACGCTTTCTGCCGGTTTTCTATGATCGAAACTACGTTGAGTGGAAAATGGGACGTGAGGGCTTTGTTGGAGTACACCCACTAAACACGCCACTGATGGCACAAACCACAAGAGACGCGAGCTACAACGACGTACTGACCAAACCCGATGGAAGCACTACGATTTTGCAGAACACTGCAAATCACTACGGCTTTGCTGAAATCAACGGTGAGCTACAGCGTTGTGTCATAAACATGTCCCGTTCACAACTTAAAGTTTCGAGAGCGTGGATTGGTTTAATCAACGGAACACGAATGAATGGCGCCAAAGGAGACTTTACTCCTCCGTCATACTCTCATTGGTATGTGGTAAGAAGCGTAGAGATTGAAGGCGCTAAAGGTTCTTACTACAACTTTGCGGTTACGCAAGAACGCCCGTTGAATAACAAAGAGGCGGAGCTTTTTGAAGAAGCACAAGAGTTTTCTTCGTTTTGTGAAAAAGGCGGGATGCAGCCCGTACTACCCAGAGCGGAGCAGAACGCACAAGCAATAGAGGACCAGTCTACAGATTGGTAAACAAAAACTGCTAGCGCAAGGGTCTTTCTATACCTATGGTAAACCCCCAGAGAGGCCCTTGTCAGCAAAGGGGCATAAGTGAAAGAATTAGCAGTAGAATTTATGGAAACATTCGCCGGATTGGAAAGAGCGTATGGTATCTATGAAATTCGCGGCACCAAACAAACAGCGAAAGGCACGAAGAAAGACGGCAGAGGACGAACACTGCAAGAACCCCTGTCCCTGGTCCACTGGCAGAATCACTTAAACGGACAAACCTCCATTGGTGTCATACCCATCACTGACGACGAAACCTGTCAATGGGGTTGCATAGACGTTGACGAATATCCGGTTGACATCGATCACCTACAAAAACTCATTGCAGACATGTCACTGCCCTTGGTCCCCTGTATGACTAAATCGGGCGGAGTACACTTGTTTTTGTTTACACAGAACCCTGTGCCTGCATACAAATTTAAAACCAAGCTCGAAGAGATTGCCGCCGCCATGGGGCGCACACAAGACGAGATCTTTCCCAAACAATACCAATGGGCCAAACAACTGCCCAAGGAAAAACAAACAGGAAACTGGTTGAACATGCCTTATTTTGGTGGACAAGAAACCACACGCTACGGAATAAACAAACAAGGAGAAACACTGTCTCCCGAAGAATTCATCCAAGTTGTTAAGAAAGCCGCAATTACGGAACAACAGCTTGACAAACTAAAACCCATAAAGAAAAGCCGAAAGGCTAACGGGGAGGGCTCGAAAGAGTCTTTCTGGGACCAAGCGCCGCCGTGTTTGGTACACATGAAGCTAAACGGGATACCTGAAGGCACCCGCAACGACGCTCTTTTCTCTTACGGGGTACTCTTTAGAAAGATGCACCCTGAAAGCGATGAGTGGCGCGACAAACTTCAGGAAGTGAACAAAGCAGCGTGTCACAAGCCCCTGTCACACTCTGAGTTGAACGCTTTAATGAATAGTTTGGAGAAGTCCGACTATCGTTATAAGTGTACCACACCTCCTTTGGTAAACCATTGCCAAAGCGGCGTTTGCGTTACAAAAAGGTACGGCATTGATGCCTCTGAAAAAGAGGTGGCTTTGACTGGACTTAGAAAGTATCTGACGGACCCTCCCTTATGGCACCTAGACATAGAAGGACAAACCTTGGTCCTCGAGACGCGGCAACTTCACAACTTTTCTTTGTACCAACAACGGTGCATGGAAGTGCTCAATGTTTGCCCACCTGATTTAAAAAAGAAAGACTGGGTGATGAAACTCAACACGCTTTTGCAAGACGTACAAGAAATTGAGGTGCCACCGGATATGACAAAGGCGGGCTTGTTGCAAGATGCGATCATAGAGTTTTGCAAAAACACAGAGTCTTCTGCTCGAGTGGCCGTTGCCGCAGGGGCTGTTTATAGAAGCGAAGAAACAAAACCACAAGAATGGTGGTTTCGTGGGCGAGATTTGGTAAAGTATATTAAGGACTTCAAAAACATGAAGACCATAAGAGACGCAGAGATTTTTAACGAGTTGAAGGAACTGGGGGCTCACACGGCGACGAAATATATTGACAAGGGGGCCGGCGCTACTTCCATCTGGATTCTCGAGACACAAGAAGAGTCTAACTTAAACGTCAGTGCGAAAGATTTTAAGCTCAACAAACCCAAAAAGGATTGGGAAGATGAGTAGGACGTTCCGTACAATCAAGTATTTTGGACCCCCTGGAACCGGCAAAACCACTACACTACTTCGACAAATAGAGCAACACCTAGACCAAGGAGTTGCTCCCGATCAAATTGCATTTATTTCTTTTTCTGTAAAAGCTGCAAATGAGGGGAAAGAACGGGCTCGAATGCGTTTTGGTTTAGACAAAGACGAATTGGTTTATTTTTGCACCAGCCACGCGTTTTGTAAAAGAGCCATGGGAATCACTCGAGTCATGGAAGGTGCTGATATTAAAGAGTTTTTAGAAAACTATAGTTTTCCCTTGACACAACACTATCACGGCAACACACGCAAGTCTTTGGAAGCCATGTTGGAAGACCCTTATTTTCAAATCATTGAAAACGCCAAATCAAACTGCAACAGCGTCGGCGTAGAGCGACTTAAAACAGGGTTGAAACAAAGACAGAAAGTTGTGCCGTCTATGTTAGAACTGATTGATCGTGCGTGGGCACAGTACCGAGAAGAGCAAGGAATCTTCTCTTTTGCCGACATGATTCTTGAATTTATCAACAAAGGACGCGTTCCTCCTCTGCAAGTATTGGTGGTGGACGAGGCTCAAGACTTGGCAGAACTGAACTGGCGTCTGATAGAAAAGCTCATGTCCGTGGTCCCCGTTTCTTACATCGCGGGCGACGATGACCAAGCCATTTACGAATGGAACGGTGCACGTCCGGATCGGTTTATTGCCATGCAAGGAAACACCACGGTCCTCGATCAGTCGTTTCGAGTGCCCATACAGATACACAAGGTGGCCGAGAAGATTGCCGGACGAATCAGTAACCGACAAGCCAAGACGTATTTACCCAGACCCGAAGAAGGCAGTTTAGAGCATTTGCATTCCGCAGAGTTCTTGCCTTTGGAAGAAGGAGAGTGGTTGATTCTTGCGTCTTGCGATTACATGTTGGACAAAAACCGCAAGCATCTGATTGATAAAGGCATTCCCTTTTCACACAACACCTTTCGTTACATTCCTTTTCCAATGATTCAAGCCATCGACGGGTGGAAAAAATTAAACAGAGAGCACACTAAAATTACAGTGGGGGAACTGGAAACGGTTTACAGATACCTTACAAAGAACGAAGTCAGAAGAGGGTTTTTATCTGCTCCAGGAAAAGAAGAAGACAAACAAAGAACGCTTTCTAAAAAAGAAGTGGTCAGCGCCTTCGGTCTTGCCGAAGAGTGTTTGGGGCGCTCATGGGAAGAACAGTATGCGAAAAAGATCAACGAAGAACGAAGAGCATTTATTAAAAAAGCATTTAAAAACAATGAAGATTTATACGGTGAACCGCGTGTTGCTTTATCGACAATACACAAAGCAAAGGGGGGAGAGGCAGACAATGTTGCGATATTGTTAGACCTATCCCCCGCACAAAAGCTTAACGCTGTTCTTAATGCAGACAGTTTGCATCGACAATTTTATGTCGCGGTGACTCGAGCAAAAGAAAATCTTTTCCTTATTAACGCACAAAACGAGAGTTTAAAATATGGCCTTTAAAACATTTCAACCCCCCACAGAGTGGACTCCACCCGATACTTTTCCGGCACAAAGAATACTCGACGCCGATGAGATTGCAATCGACACCGAAACCAGAGACCCCTCTTTAAAAGAGAAAGGTCCAGGCTATGTTCGCGGCGACGGAGAGATCGTGGGAGTCTCCATTGCAATAGACGGCTACGCCGATTATTTTCCTTTTGCTCACGAAGCAGGATTTAATTTTCCAAAGAAGAGAGTCTTGGAATTCGTAAAGGACGTGCTGTCTGGAGACCAAGACAAAATCTTTCACAACGCCATGTACGACGTGGGTTGGCTAAAGAAGGAAGGCGTTGAAGTCAAAGGAAGAGTCATTGACACCATGGTTGTTGCGCCTTTGGTTAATGAAAACATGTATTGGTACACGCTTAATTCTTTGGGCATGGAATATTTGCAAGAGGGCAAGTCCGAGGCTGAACTCAGACAAGCCGCCGAAGAGTGGGGCATTGATCCGAAAGCAGAAATGTGGCGTTTGCCTTCTTCTTATGTCGGCACCTATGCAACACAAGATGCAGCACTGACGCTTAAACTTTGGAATCATTTTAAAATTCATTTGGAAGAACAAAATCTTTGGAACATTTTTAACCTAGAGACAGATTTGTTTCCTGTTTTGTTTAACATGAAGATGACGGGAGTACGAGTGGACCTAGAACGAGCAGACAAACTAAAGAAACAACTGCTTGCCAAAGAGAAAAAGACGTTAAAAGAAGTGGAAAAGGTTTCCGGTATTAAAGACATAAGAGTTTGGGCGGCAAACGACGTGGCACAAGTCTTCGATGCGTGTGAAATTCCCTACAACCACACGGCCAAAGGTTCGCCAAGTTTTACCAAAGCGTTTTTAGCCAATCAAAAACACCCTGTTGCACAAATGATTATGCGTATACGCGAGCTAAACAAAGCCCACAAAACATTTATAGACACGATCATTAAACACGCACACAACGGGCGGATTCACGCAGACGTCAGACAACTTAAAGGAGAAACGGGTGGAACAGTGACCGGAAGATTGTCCATGTCCAACCCGAACCTGCAACAAGTTCCTGCTCGAGACAAAGAGATCGGTCCTTTGATTCGTTCTTTGTTTCTTCCGGAAGAAGGACAGAAGTGGTGTTCGGCGGATTTTTCACAACAAGAGCCTAGAATACTGACTCACTTTGCCTATCGTTCTCAATACGAAGGGGCAGACACAATTGCAGAGGCTTACATTAACGGAGAGGCAGACTTTCACCAAGAGGTTGCCGATCTGGTGGGCATTGATCGCAAGACAGCCAAAACCATAGGGCTTGGAATCATGTACGGCATGGGCAAAGGAAAGCTTGCCGACCAGTTGGGCGTAGACGTTGAAGAAGCAAGCGACATTCTAATGCGTTTTAATACCTATGCGCCATTTGTTCGTCAAATGGCGGACACAGTGATGCGAAGCGCAAGCACTCGTGGCTACATTAAAACTTTGCTTGGACGACGGTGCCACTTTGATATGTGGGAACCGCGTCAATACGGCACCGGAAGGCCCATGAAGTACAAAGAAGCCATGCACGAGTACAACGGAGAGATCAAGCGTGCTTTCGTTTATAAGGCCCTGAACAAATTAATCCAGGGTTCGGCCGCAGACATGACAAAGAAAGCCATGTTGGACTGCTACAACGCTTCCTATAAGCCTGTATTGCAGGTACACGACGAGCTTGTTTTTTCTGTGTCTAGTGAGGAAGAGGTAAAAGGCATTGCAGAGATTATGGAAAAGGCACTCAGGCTTGAGGTGCCGAACAAAGTTGATGCGGAACTTGGAGAAAATTGGGGCGATTCTATGTCCTAATATATGTTGTATATATTAAGGGACTTGTATTATAATCTATCAGATAAACCATGAGGAGAATTTATGAACACTGATAAATGGAAAAGCGTAGCGATACGAAAAGAAATCGTAGAGCTGGCTAGAAAAATTGGACTCGCAACAGAGCGTCCAACCAGTAATGTGTTTGCACAAGCCATTAAAGAAATGGCCGCAAAAGAAAAAATAAAGTAGGTGCCATGAAGCACGACATTTTATTTGAGTCTCCGTATGAGTACGCAGAACTGACTCAAGAAACAGAGGACGGTCGACGTCTTTATGTTTATGGCGAAGAAAGGTTGCCCTCCGTGACCACTATTTTATCTGGAACAAAGAAAGGCGACAGCATAAAGCAGTGGATTGAAAAGGTCGGACAAGAAGAAGCGGATCGTATACGCAACGAAGCCGCGGCTCGAGGTACCGAAATGCACGAGATACTTGAAAGACAATTGAAAGAAGGCAACATTTGGGACTATTATCCAGAAACTCCCGACAAGAAAAAAGCTTATAAAATGGCTTGTACCATCATGGACCAAGGCTTTCCTTCCATCGACCAAGTATACGGTTGTGAAGTGCCTTTATATTATCCAGGAAAATACGCTGGCACCGCGGATGTAATCGGGAAACATTTAGGCGAAGAAGCCATCATGGACTTTAAGCAAACCAACATACCCAAGAAAAGCAGACGCTATGTCTGGGACTACTTTCAACAACTTGCCGCTTATGCAACGGCGCACAATGCACTACACGGCACCGAAATCAAGAAAGGCGTGATTATGATGTGCTCAGTAGATTGTTTCTATCAAGAGTTTGTTTTAGAAGGCAGAGAATTTGATCGAGCCGTGGACGCTTGGAACGACAGAGTGGCCCAGTTTAGTCTTTTGTAGAATACGCTTCAATTAATTCTTGCTCGGAAAAAATAGGTGTTCGAGCAGTAATGTCTTGGTTCTTTTTGTTTTCTTCAAACTCTACTGCTTTTTGAACCACTCCTTGCCACGTCCACGCAATCGGTTGTTCTGCCCACTTGTTGTAGGACAATTTTTCTATTCTTGCCGCCAAAGTGCCAACACGTTCATCTATTTCTTGGTTAGACAAAAGATCTGGATTTTTTGCTTGCACGTTTCTAAGTTCAGCATCATAAGCTTTTATAAAACTGGAAATGCTTGTTGGTACATACAACGGATTGTCGTTGCGGTCCGGTATGATGTTTGCTCTGTCCGCTTTTCGTAGAGATTTGATACGATCTTTTTCTGCAAGATAATTAAATGTTTCAGCAGGGGAAGTACCGAGAATGGGTGCCATCCAATGAATATCTAAACGCAAATCTCTCACTTGTTCAAAATGTTGTCGTTGCAACTCGTCGTAAGCTGCGACCATCGCCGGCATGTCGTCGTAACCCAGTTCGCGGCCCTCGGCTCTATAAAAAACACCTTTGGCCCACGATTCGCTGGTGCTCAATGCGTTGTTAAAACCAGAAATTTTATAGTCGTTGATGATTTCTTTGGGAGAAATTTGATCTGTTTTAAACCCAAAAGTATAAGCCAGAGAACGCAAAAGATTTCTTTCTCTGCCTTTCTTGTCCAAAGACTCTTCCCCTGTAAGCACCAATGCTTTTGCTAGATCAAGACTTTCGTGGAAAATTTTTGGCGACACAGTGCTAATAAAACGCGTACCTTTGTCTTTCAATTGTATCCACCAAGGCGCATTTGGATCTGTGTAGGGTTTGCCTGTTTCTCGATCTTTTCCGCTAATAAATTCCAACACCGCTCTTTTCATAATCTTTTCATCGGTGTAGCTTGATCGCACGTTCTTTAAAGACTGCATAAGTGTGTCCCAAAGTTTGTCCGAAGCTTCTTCTCCTAAATACGCATCGGTGGCAAGGTATTTTAACAACAACCTAGAAGGCTCAGAAATTAGTGTAAAACCGTCCGTGTGTGAAAAATCATACACTTCAAGCGTGCCATCCTCGTCGGCGTCTGATACAAAAAGAAGATTGTTGTTGACCGACCACTCCGCAACAAAACGAGACAACGCTTGAGGAGCAATTAATGCAGTCGCCCCAACACCAATTCCTGCAACTTTGGCTGTTTTCCCTGCAAACCGTAAAGCGGTAGCAGCCGCCAAAAATGTTCCTGGTCCGACCATCCAAGCGGCATTGGATGTTCCACGCATGGCTGCTCTTTTTTGCAAACGAAACTTTAAACCAGCATCAACCGCGGGATCGCCCGAATGTGCTAACTGGTGTTCAAGCAACGCGGTCTTCATAGCGTTTGCTTGGCTTGTTATTACCGCAGTGTTAAAACCGGGGAAGTTAGAAACCAAGCCCAGTCTCAAAGCATCGAGAATGTTTGGCAGTCGATTGTAGTTTGGAATGTTTCTTCGAGTAAGAAACGAAGCTCTGGCATGAATGGCTTTTTGTAAATTCTCGGCAGGCGTGCTTTCTGAACGCGTTACTTTTCGACCGCCTTGCTCAACAACTAACTCAGAAATCATGTCAAACAGATCGTCCATTTGTTGCTCGGACAAATTTTGTGTGCCCTCGGGGACAAATACTCTAAGACCCGATTCTCTTTCTCCAAGATAGTTCATTATTTTAGGTATGTCGTCGGCCAGTTGGTAAAGTTCTTCCGCTGTGCGTAAGCCTCTTTGTGTTCCACGTTTGGCTTTTTCAACTCTGTCAACAGAACTTTCTTCTAAAAAGTCAGTGAACTCTTGCCAAGTTGCCATACCCTGCATTCTGTCGAGCATTGCTTTTCGTTCTCCAAGCATTACACTTGAACCAATAATTCCTTCTCCAACAATAAAATCCAGTTCCGCTGAAGACATGTCTCCAAATTGTTCTTTGATGTATTGTGCCGCTGCACGCGGATTTTTGTATGCCTGCCAGTTACCCGACATCATGGGGAAAAACATCGCACTTTGAAAGTTTCTGCTCTGTGTTTTTACCGAAAGATTTAAGTAAGCAAGAGAAATGTACCCCATAGACCCCTGTGCACTTAAATAAGGTTGTTTGAGTGGATTAAGAAGCGCGGGCATCTCGTTTAAATAACGACGCAACGGACCGTAACCCATCGTTTTCATAATCGCTTGTGCCATCGCAGGTGTTGTAAAGAAACCGTTAAGAGGGTTTAGTACATCACCAGGGATGGTAATTTCTGTATTGTACCGTGGTGTCTCTCGACGAGAAAGAAAACGTGTTGCAGGCGCGTTGCCAATCTCTGCAAGCTCCAATAAATATTCCGTTACAGCAATAAACTGTTCTTGCTTCATTGCGGTCATTTGCGCTTGTGCCCAAGACTCAGTGACCTCGCCCAAAGCTTTTCTTACCTCGCTTGGAATGTCGGCTCTTTTTTGTTTGAGTTGAGGCAGCATCAAAGTTTCTCCCCCTGTTTCCGCTGTCAGGTAAGGTGGAGTAAACTCAAACATAGACACAAAAAGCTCTGCTCTTTGTTGTCCTGTCCCACTGTATAAAATATCCAAGTCTCTCTCAGCCTGCTCTGTGGCCTCTTCCATGTTTGCACCTAATCCTTGCTTTTGTGCATAAATTCCTGCCAACTGCTCGACCGCAGCTTTGTGCTGATCTTTTTCTCTTTTTGTAGCGGTTAGCCTATTGGGAGGACGCCAATCAGGGAAAACGTACGCACCAAAAATTCTTCCCATGTAACGCTCAATTGCATCTTCCAACATGGCCACTTTTTCTTTGGTGTACACTGTGCCTTCCGGATCAATCTTTTTAACCAAATCAATAATCCGTCTTGAGTTTTTGCTGATTCTTTTTCTTCCTTTTACAATCGCATCAACCAACTCTCCTTGGCCCAGTCGTCTCAATTCTTTTTGTGCTTTTTGATTTCCCCTAAACGCTTTTGCAATCAGTTCTTTAAAACGATCCATGGTTGTCATCGGGTCAAGATAAGCCTCTCCAGACTGGTAAATCACGCCTTTGTCTTCCATCGTGGCTTTTATTTTTACCAAACCCTGTTCAATGTTTTTTTCTAAAGTTTTTTGAATGTTTGCAATGTCTCTGAATATGCGATTGATTTGCCTTTCTGACAATCTGCCCTTGGCTATCGGTCCTTCGGGCCCTGTTTGCAACTCTTCCATGATTGTTGGACGCACGCCTCTCGGACGAAACAAACTTTTAAAACGATCATAGTAAAAAGCGGCCACTTCGGGGACGCCTCCTCTTACGAGGAGTTCTCTTGTTCTAACTGGAGACATTCCTGGATCTTTCATCATTTGAACCAATGCCCGTGATTGTGTGCCCGGTTCCCACAACGCTTGGAAAGTTTTGCCGTCCATTTCAATTGACGGCAACAACACCTCGCTTAAATTTAATGTTCCTGTAAGCGGATCAACAAACTCTATTGCGTCGTACTCTCGGTAAAACACTTCTCCGGTCAATGGATCTTTCAGTGCTCTCTCACTAAAGTCTCCTGTTCCAGCCATATCATAAAAGTACAACCGAATCGTAGAGTCAAACGGAATGTTTTTAAAAGAAACTTGCGGCATTGCTTCCTTTTCATCTTCGGGAAGGTCTTCTCGAAACACCTGTTCTTTTTCCGCTGTGGGTCTATACACAACAACATTGTCTCCAAACTTATATGGAATTATTTTTTCCCGTATTGTTTTGATAAAACTTTTAGGAGCAAAGAAACGACTGTTGACACCGTAAGGGTTCTGCAAATTTTCTGGAAGATCGGGCAATTGCAACACAGGGTTTTGAGAACGCTCAACGATGGCATCTATTCTTGCTTGAATTTCTGCAATCTCTTGGTTGGTTTTTAGTACCTTCTGGTTATAGTCTTCTCGTTCTATTTTTCCTTCGGCAACTTTGTTGTCCAAACGCGAAAGAGCCACACGTTTGTTTAAAAGATTTTTTGATTGTGTGACCAAACGTCGAAGGTCTTTTTGCATTTCTTTGATGACCAAAGGAGCATTTTTATCTACGGTGCCCTGAGAAGTAAATCCAAGGTCCGCCATCTTTTGTGCCGTTGTGTTGTACGCCGTAACAATTCGGTCCGCGATTTGCGGATCAATAAGCTCGTCATACAGTTTTTGTATAGACGCATTATAGAAACCCGTTTTTCCTTTTTGGTTTTGTGCTTCTGGAGTATTTTCTAAAGCAAGGACGCCTTCATCAATCTCGTAAGGTGTGTACTCAACAGGTTCTAATCGTTGAACCCCGGTCCCCGGTCCTTCCATTTTGATTTCCGATAAGAGGGTTGTCTTTTCTTGGTTGAGTTCCTCGGTGATTTGTGCGTCTTCACTGTATTCAAGCTCTTCTTCAATTTCTCTTAATCGTTTTAAACGCTCGTCGTTTCTTTCAAACTCAGCGCGTGTTTGTTCAATACGGTTCACCTTTTGTTCGGCTTCAAGTATTTGTTTGTCTATTTCTTCAAGGGCCGTTGCTTGTTTTTTCTTGTCTTCTTTAAGCGTAACGTCGGTCAATATGCCTTCTCTTTGTTTTGAAAGCTCGTTTAAGTTTTGCACCGCTTCAGTTTGCGCTTCTCCAAGAAGAGCCAAACCCTGTCCAATTGTTTGTTCTGTTTCAATGTTTGGAAACAGTTCCAACTGCTCCGTTATCGGCGGGTTTAAGGTCTCTTGTATTTCTTTGTCCGACAAACCGTAATCAATCATTTTAGCGGTAGCGACTTGCATACCCCCGGCTGTGAGTGTTGCAAAGAAAGTGATTACGGCACGTTTCTTTTTAAGTTCACCAAGAAGCTGTTCTTTTTGTACTCCGTCTAAATTTGGATCGTTTTCAATGGCCAATCTTTCTTTGTCCAAATCAAAATAATAGGCGTTAATGTTTTGTAGATACGTGGCTGCCTGTTCTCCTGCAATGTCTTGAAAAAGAAACTTGAGCGCGTTTACGGAGAATCTTCCGGCCGTATCTTTGGCGCCGGGAAATAATTTTAAAAGCGTTTTGGCAGGAATTATTTCGGTCGCGCCTTCAATAAACCCATCTATTCCACCATAAATAAATGCGTCTTTGTGCGATAAACCTTCGGCTCTTCCACTTGTATAGCTGTCGCCAGCCGTAAGCAAAGACATACCAGTAATCATTACTGTTGGATCTCTTTTAAAAATGCTTGCCGCCAATAACGGTGCCATCATAGAAAAACTTATTACACCGCTTCTGATTCCTTGTTGAAGAGTGTTCAAGTCTTCGGGGTTGAGGTCTTCAACACGCCTAATGCCTTCGTTAATTTGTTTAAGAAGCACCGTTGCTTCTGCGTCGATTTGTTTGTTTAGCTCTTCTCGTTCTTCAAGTGTTTTAGGCGCATAATAACCGCCCCCTGGGCCCACTACACCATATCGCATACTTTCCAAAGTGTTTAATTTTGCGGCATCTCTGGTGTTTTTAAACACTTGTCCGATTTGAGGACCAATGCCTTCAAAGGTTTCTGCAACGGCGGTGCTAAAAGTTTCATCTGCCTGTGCTCTCGCTTCATACGCCGCACCTACCGAATCAAGCCAAGACTGTTTCCGTTGTCCGCGGACATCGAGTACATCTTCTTCGGGTGGGGGAGGAGGCTGTGTTTCAGTGCCTTTCGGAGCGTATGCCTCGAGAAGTTCCTCTTCGGAAAAAATAGGCATACTTATACTCCTAGATCATCTATCATTTCTTGGGTTATTTTTCTCTCTTTGCCGTCTTGCAACCTCACTGTGTCACCAACACCAAGAAACCCCTGCATAATTAATCCATCAATATAGTTATTAATCTCACCCATCTCAATGTTCATCGTCCCAAAGTCAAGGGTTTTAGGAGCAGAAGGCGCTGTTTGAGTTATTGGAGCACCGCCAGCCTGTGCTTGCATGTATTCTGTTACGACATTCGAGAAGTTAGGATCTGTTGGAACAATGATTGACCCATGAAACTCGATTAAAGGCGCAAATTCTTGTTCAAACATTTTTACCTTTTCGGCATAGCCCATCGTGCCACCGCCAGGTCCTTCGTAGTTTTTCCAAGAAGCGTCCGCTAATTTTACAAACTCAGAGACTCGTGAATTTATGTCGCCTTTTCCAGAACCAATGCCCAGTGCTTGTTCCGCTACTCTTTTTTGAAGCGTTGAAGAATTTGGATCTTCCATAACACCCAACCAATATTGGTCCGTGCGCCATGTGTCCGTCATGTTTTCGTCCCCAATCTGTTTAGCCAGAATGTCTCCGGTTTCTGTAAGGGCTTGTTTTTCTATTCCCCCAGTGGTGCTTAACAAGGTGTTTGACAATTGGTCTTCTATCTTTTGTCCTTGTTGATAGACTGCTCGCAACATAGCGGCATCGCCTTGAAGCAGTGCTTGCTGTTCGGCTTGTTTTAGTTTTTCAATTTCCATTTCATATTTAAGAACGGCTTCCTCTCCGGCAAGGCCTGCCCTTTCCGGTATCATCTTCATGGCGGACAAATACTTGCCTCCCATGGTGGAAAGCGCTGGCGAAATAGGAGACTCATAACTCGCTTTTCTTTTTGCAACGGATCTAACTTTTTCCGTTAAATCTTCTAACTTGCTCCAGTCTGTTTTAAATTCTGCACTAAACTCACCGGCTCTTATTTTATCATCAAGATCGGCTTGCCTATTTCTGGCAGCTTCGGCTTCCGCAACTCTTCTTGCTTCTATTCTTTCGGTTGAGGTTCTGCGGTTTCGTTCGATAATGGACAACGGATCATCGTCTTCCTCTTCTACAGGTTGTACTCCCGTTGGTCCGGTTCCACCAAACATTTTCTGCACCGCTTGATCGGCCATATCCATAGGCATATCCATAGGCATATCCATAGGCATATCCATAGGCATATCCATAGGTTGTTCTTGTGCCGGCGGAGCGCTGACTATCATCCGTGCTTTTTCTAGGTAACTTTGTGCCACTTCTGCGGGAATAAGGTCTACTTCTTCGGGTAAGTTCATGGCTTCTTTGACCGTTGCTTCAGCTTGTCCTTCCATTACTTCAATTTCATCGGACAAAATCATTTCCATGTCTTGCATAGGCATTCCGCCCGTTGCCATCTGTGCTTGCATGATTGACATGGCTTCATCAAATTTTTGGTCAAAGATCGACATGGCTTGTTGCTTTGCCAATTCAAGTTTGTTTTCTTTGACTTCCGGCTCTGCGGACATTTCTTCTTCCAACCCAGCAACAATGCCTGCATCCGTTACTTTAGGAGCGCCAAAGTTTCCTTCTGGAAAAAACCCTGCGCCGCCAATACCGGAACCGGTCATTTCATTAAGGGGTTCACCCATAAACTCTGCTGGACTAAAAAGATCCGGTGAAACCGAAGCAATGCCCATTGGACCTGGACCACTGCCTTCTTGCATACGAGGCATTGGCACCATGCCGCCTATCTGCATGTTCACTGCATTTCTAAACATAGGTCGTTTGTTCCAAGTCATTATTGTAGTCCTAAAGCTTCGAGCAATTTGTTAAGTAAAACGTCTTGCCCATCCACACTTCCGTAGTTAGTGGTAATGCCTGTGCCCATGGTCTTAGGCAGCATTCCTTGAATTAATTTGCCTAAAGCACCCAATCGAGCCAACGGTTCTCCTGCCAATCCTTGCGCTGTTTGGAACTGAGCGCCAAGTCTTTGATCGGCAATGCCTCGGGCTTGTCCGCCCAAAGTGTTCATCATATTAATTTGATTGGTCAGCATGTTTTGTCCCATTTGTCCTAGGCCCGCGATTCCTTGTCCAAGTTGTCCGTACATACCGGCGCCTTGCATACCCATTTGCCCTGCTTGTTGCATTCTTCTTTGCTGGTCTTGAAAAGCGTTCATGGCTTGTTGCTGTGCTTGAGAATATCCTTGTGATCTCAATTGCCCGGCTGTGCCTGACATGCCTTTGCCCAATTGATTAAAACGTTCTTGTGCCATCAGTCTTCCACGACCGCCACCAAACGCTCCGGAACCCACTGCACCAGACCTTGCTTGCATGTCTTGTTGTGCAAAGTTTTTATATACATCATCGAGACTTCTTTGCACCACTTGATCTTCATAAGGATTAAAGAAAGCTTGGCCCATGTTTGGGTTGTAGCCTTGTGCACCAGCAAAACCCGCTTGCATTCCTTGACCCAACATTCCAAGCCCTTGTCCGTAAGCCCCGGCTCCTTGTTGCAGGTAAGGCTGAAATCCACCTAAACCAGAAGTTAAATTTCTGGCTTGCATTTCATAAGGGTCTAGTCCTGAGAACTGTTGTGTTGGAATGGGTGTGGGTTGTCCTGCCCAATTCCAAGCATTGTCGAGGAAACCTCGTCGCATTTGCTCAATCCAAGGCGGCTCAAAAGCAATTGTGGACCCCGGTCCTTGAGTAGATGTAGTGTGTGAACCGCCGTGTGTTAGTCTTAAAAGATCATCCACCATTAGCCCATCCCCTCTAAACTTTTCATTATGCTGTACATTTTCTTTGCTCCCTGTCTAACGTCACCGCCGCCCATGTTTTGAACCGCTTTGCGTGTGAACACAAACTCATCGGGCTCTAAAAGTGCTGGAACCACGTCGCCGTGACCTTTTGCATTCATAATACCACCACTTTGACCGCCTTGCACTTTCTCAACGAAAGGCTTTCCAATTCTGTGTGTGGCTGCCGGAATGCCTTGTTGCCCGACCGGAATGCCGTAATCTTGTCCTTGTAAATAATTCGGGCCCATTCCAGACAACTGCATGTTCCCTGTAAACGGATTGGCTTTTTCAAAATCACTCATCGCTGCCCCTTGTCCGGTGGGCACCTCGTATTCAATCGCGTCCAACGCACCTTTGATTCCTTTGCCTTTAAGGAAAAGCTCTATTAAATCGCTTATATTGCCATCTTGTCCAAAAATACCGGACAAAACATTGCCTGCACCCGTGCCTGTAACACCAAAAAGGTCCGAAAGAAACGGTCCGATGCCCAACCCAAACATGCCGCCACCGTCGTTTGGTTGCCTGCTATCGGGAGTAACTTTTGCCCATTTTCCGTTAAGAATAACGTAAATGGCGTCACCTATGTTTGCTATTTGTCCTTCAGGATAATCACTGGCATCAGGGAGATTTGCTCCGTCCATCAAAACTATTGGTTCTGTTACTCCTGTATCTGTGCCGCCGGGTGTTTCTGTGCCGCCGGGTGTTTCTGTGCCGCCGGGTGTTTCTGTCCCTGGTTCCGGCGCTTCACCGGGGAACTGTTGGTTGTAAAGCCACCAAAGCGTCCATTGCGTCATGTCGGCTTCATCGCCCGCAAAAGGATCGTAGTTTTCTTGCCCGGCAGGTACCCCCAAGCTAAACTGTGCAAACAGTTTTCCCAAAAATTCACGGCGTGCTTTTTCCTCTGCGGTCTCGCCTTCGCCCTGAGAACCAAAAATATTTATGTACCAAGGAGAACCACCTTCTTCTAAACGCATTATTCCTGAACGCATCATACTAACCATCGCCTCCTGATCCCGGAAGAAGTTCTCCCGTCTCTTCGTAATTTGCCATAAGTTCGTCTATATTATAAGGAACGCCACGCGAATCGGCAAAGCTGTCCCAACTTTCTTTCATTACACTACCTAACCCCATGTTTTTTTCTTTCATTTTGTTTGCAAAGTATTCAGGGGAATATTTTGATTTAAAATCAGCCGCCAGTGCTTCGGCCACTTCAAGAGGAATCCCCAAGCTTTCTACCCAATAAGCCGGATCATATTTCATTGCAGCGTTCCTTACGGCTCTTTTATATGCTTTTTGTTCTTTAACTCGTGCTCTTTGTGTTCCTCTCATGGCAGCGTTTCTGCCTTTAACGGATTTAGTGCTGTCTCCTCCCGGAGCGTTGTAGACACCACTGAACATTCTTTGAAGAGCCATGTTTGTGCTGGGTCCTGCTTCTCTAAAACGCTGTGCCGTTTGGGAACTTGTGTTTCCTCCAGAAAGAAGATCTTGAATAAACCTTCCGTACGCTTCACGAATAGACTGGCTTCCTGCAACCGAACCCGGGTCAATTGATTTAGTCACTCCTACACCTTGTGGACCTACATTAATACCGACAGAACCAGGAGACGACCCAGAAAAACCACCAAACCCTGGAGGCAGAGAAGCTATCCCTGATACAGGAATATTTACTGCTCGATATGGTCTATTGCTTTTTGCCACCGGTCCTCCGTTTTTGTAGCCTTTATACCCTGAAGCATACGCTGCTTGGGCTTGCTTTTGTGCTCCGGCTTTCGTCGGATAAGTCTTTCCAGACTTTCCCCACTTGTAGCCTCCGCTTACTTTTCTGATAGGCATTATAGTATAGGAACCGTGGTTGCACCGTTTGTTGATACGGTTAATTTTCCAAGCTGTCCTGCGGCTTTCACGCCTTTTCCGTCCGGCGCGTATAATGTTTGCCACTTGTATCCATCAAAAACTTGCAGGCTGTCTTCCGTCAAGTTCCAGATAATGTCCCCGCGACTAAACAAATTTTGGTCACGAGTAGTATTAGTATACTGATAAGTCGCTGTAGGATCAAAGCCTTGTAGGTTTAATTCTAAGATTCTTACCAATCTGTTGAATAAATCCGAATCAACGTCTCCCATCGCTGTGGGCAAACGCGTGTCTAATAATCTTGCCACTACCTTCTCCCGTCGGGTCTAGTGTTTAGTCTCATGTCCCCCAATCGCCAACCCACACCTAATCTTTCTCCTGTGCTTGCATCATCATCGGATTCTAGCCGCACCACTGCTTGTCGTGCCCTTCCTCTTAAATCAACTTTCTGGGTACTTTGTGTAACTTGGCTTGTGCTTTTGGTTGTTAGGCTTTCATTGGGATAATTTCTAGTCTTTAGCACAAAATTAACCACTTGATCTGAACCGCCGTCACCGAAAAAACGAACATCTGGAATTGCGTTTTGTACTTGTGTGTACGCATTTCCTATGCCGTCCAATGAAAAGTCCGCTGACTCAATGTACACGTTGTCCATGGGCGTTCCGTCATTGTCGTTTCCGGTTTCGTGTTTGTATATATAGTTACTGGTATCGGTGCCCGTGGCCCTCGGATAAGGTTGCACACCTTCATCCAACCAAGCAAAACGAGTCAATTGTCCGTAATACCAAATTTGTTCTTGATAATTAAAAACCACATAACGATCTATTTCCGTAGAACTTCCAGAAGGGTAGAACCAACCGACTTCGTTAAACTGTCGATTCAAATAACCAAACACTTTAAACGATTGACTTTGATTGAAATCATTAAAGACATAATTGTGCACGGAACAAGGCACTCTTGAAACCGTACCGTTATAATTATAAAAACCAGAACGGTCCATCCAATATACTCCCGCCGGAGTGTTTACCGGAGCTTTGGGAGAAACCATACCAACGCCTGAATTAATTAAGTTTGCACCAAACGTGTATGGAGGACCAATAAACTGAATGCTGTACAACGCATCGTCTGTCCAAACCAAAGTTTCTTGACGAGAACGAAGTGCGCCTACAATTTGTGTTCCCGCCGATAATCTTAAAGAACCCGCGGTGTTTGTTAGACTCGGCTCCCATTCGTTAATGTTTTCCTGATCGCACCAAGCAATAAACATAGGATCAATGGCTCCTGTTCTGGCTGTGCCCGCATCGTTTAAAGGATCTGCACCCAAACAAAGAACGTGTCGATCAATATCACTGACCAATGTTTGCAACGCCAATGTAGGAGGCAAGTTGGCTCCTAGAGCAGTTAAACTGAGAGCACGAACACTTGTCCCGTTGTTCTCGGTCCAATAAAAAATACCACCGGCTCTTGGATTAATAATGAGGTCTTCACCAAAATTATCCTCGGACCAAAGCCTTAACTGATTGTTAAAGGCAAGCGCAGAAGCATCGCCATATGTGCCGTCTCCCCACATTCCTGCTCCGTAACCGGAACCAGAAACATAATCATCGAGCCCTACGTTAATCTGATAAGCACCAACCACACTTGACCCACCGTTCCCAGAGTCGTTTGCGTTTGCTGTAACGGTTGCACCGTCGGTGTCTTTGGCTTCAATGGTGTAACTGTTCGCGTTTACAACCGTTGCTATTTGATATTCTTGGTTTAAAACATTGGCAGTGATTAATCCGCCTAAAGTAGCGGCACCGCTAAAGGTGACAAAATCGTTTTTGCTCGCACCGTGAGACGTGTCTGCCACGGTGATGGTCGCATCGCCGTTTGTTGCTGAAAATGTAACGTCTCCAGCAGAGGTTGTGGCTCGTATTGGGGTAATGTCGTAAAAATTGTCCCCTTCTTTGACGTAGTATTTAAGCGTCGTGCCCAAACTTAAATATTTTGTAGTTGCTAAAGACACCCATGCGTGCAAAGACCGAGCAGTACCTAAATACGTCGAGGTTTGTTCTTTTTCCCAGCCCCCTATTTTTTCAGGGAAACTTTTACGAAAACGAACCAAATTGGAATCAAACCACCCGCCTTGAGCAGAAAACGCCGTTCCTTCTCTATTGACTCCGGGCTTAAGTTTAAATGTAGCGTAGGGCATTTTTATATAATAACCTTTATTTTTTAACTAGACTACCACCAAAATACATGCCAATGATGGCCGATACTAGGTTTGTGTCTAGCTGTGTTATAACCAGTCCTTGAAATGTAATCCATTCAAAAACTTCTCTTCCTTCTTTAAAAAACCAAAACCCCGGGTTCCAATTCGTATACCCAACCGTTACATCCACATCCGGATAAAATACTGCAACCAATTTTGGTAGCAACACGATTGCAAAGATAGAGGCCAAAGCAATGATTCTTCGTGTCCATGCAAAACCTTTGTCTTTTAGTCCGTGGTCCAAGGATTGTTTACGAGCTTTCATTTCAAACTCACCCCTTGTTATAAGAAGCTTTTGCTCTTCGGCTTTTGCCTTACGACTTTGTGCCCATATACTCAGTAAACTACTCAACAAAGTTGAGCCAAGCATGGTGATTATCTCAAACGGAAAGCCCACTTCATACTTTAGGTTTGGAACTATTTGTATAGAGTCCGAACCAAGCGGCCCCAGCGCCTACAACAATTGATATTAACCCCGATTGTTCAAAACTGGGTTCCGGCAAATCCATGAACCAAAAAGTTGTGTAGTACAAAAGATACATATACACACCTAAAAAACATCTAGGTATGATTCTCCAAGAGTCTATGGCTTGTGCGACAAAGATAAACTTTTGATAAGGGTTGTCGTTCTTCTCGTCTTCTAAAGTTCTTATTTTATCTTTAAGCGCAGAGTTCTCTTGAAGCATCTCCATAAACTTAGACAAGTCCATCTCAACTTCATTGCGAGACATGTCGCCACCGAATCTACTGCTTGGATGATATTGATCGTCGCCCATATCAGTTTGCCAATGGATTGTCGTTCATGTTTTTTAAACTGCGTACATCGTCATACATAGAATCAACACTTGCATTGATACCAGCAACACTTGTTTGCAATGCAACAATGTCGTCTTTAATAGGAGACAAGTCTTCTGTTTCTATGTTTAACGATTTAATCTGTTCGCCAACCGCAACCACTTGTTTGTCCATAACCGCAACTTCGTCAGCAAGCGCGTCTATTTCGTTAATGTAACGAGCCATCTTAGATTCTAAATTAGTAATTCTATTAACATAGCCCGCACCTGTATAACCGAAACCAGCCAAGGTACTGACAATACCAGCAAGGGCTATGAGTTGAGTTGTTTTATTTTGAAACCAATCCATTTTTCCTCCTAATAATATTTAGTAACTTTTCTTCTGTCGTCCATCACTGCGCCACAAGCTTTTGCAATTCCTGATCTTACAGGGCCCCCAATTTGCATTTTCTTAACCGCTGAGTCTTTAAGTGCTTTAGCGGTTGGAGCGCCTTTAGAACCAGGCTTTCTCATTTTTTCACCTGAACCCGCTTTTATTCTTTTTCTTTTAGCGTGGATGTTATCCCACAATCCTTTTTGTTTTGCCATATCAACACTTCCATCTTCTTCTAGCAGCTTTGCCTCTTTTACCCGTCCATCCTTTTGACCGAGCACAAAAAGACTTACGTCGTTTTGCGGCTTTGCTGCCTCTTTTAACTTTCCCTGTAACCGCGGTCTTTAACTTTGATCCAGGATTCTTTTTTCTATAGGCTTTGACTCCTTTTTTAGTCATGCCCGCGCCCTTTTTAGTAGGACGGTAGTTCGCACCTTTTCCTTTCGTGGTGCGTCTTATTGACTTCGTTTTTCTTCTACTTTTTCTTTTTGCTGCCATGCGTTTTTTGAACACCAAAACTAGCGTAAAGACTTGCGCCTTTATGCGGTTTATATTTGCCCGTATGTTTCATTAACTTAGGGGCCCCTCTTTTTTGTTTCATCCAATGAAACCCTTTTGGTGCTTTTACTTTCATAATTGTGGTTGCATGTCCATTAAATCTTTTATTCCAGTCAAACTTTGACCATATAGCCCAACAAAAGCAGAGTTATTGTCCGGTATGGATACATTACCATAAATTGCTTTCGGTGTGTACCAGTTGGACGCATCGTCAAGCGTTACTTGCCTGTACGCATTAAACCCTGGAACATAGCCCATGTAGGCAACAAGTTGACTGGAATCGGCATATTCTCCGGTTTCCTGTTGTTCTTGTTCTATTTCTTTTTGCTGGGTTTTTATGTTTTGTGCCACGATTTGATTGGCAATTTGGTCGGCTTCACTTTCCACTGTGTTTTCCGAAACAGCCGTATCTATTTGGCTTTGCATGTCTTGCGTTTCGCTGGTTGTGTTTTGTCCTCCCGCAACAACAATCTCTACAGAACCCGTGGTTGCACTTTCTGAAGATCCTCCTGTGTCACTAACACTTGTGGTATCAGAAGAAACAGTTGTTGAGCTGTCCGTGGTCCCCGGTCCTTGGTCCGCCGTTGTCGTTCCTTGGTCCATGGTTTCTCCTCCGCTAAAAGAAGAAGCGCTTACATCGGAGGCACTCATGGACAGTATTTCTTGAGTTTGTTGAGCGGAACTTGCCACTTGAGCAGAGATACTGGGCGAACTGTCAATGCTTATTGTGCCTCCAGAAACAGAAGAACTTACAGCGGAACTTTGAGAACTGGCGACTACTCCACCGGAGGCAACAGAATTTCCTGTTGCGTGCGATGATGTTCCAGCAGTTGTACCACTGACGCTGTTGCTTGCGGCCCGAATGGTGTTGGCTACAACATTTAGTTGTTCTGCTCTTTTGTTGTCTTTTTTGTCTTCGTTCTCCGCGACAACAGTTTCGATATTCTCATCTCGATCTTGTATCTCTTCCTCAACTGTTTCTGCATCCTCCAGTTCTCCAACTTCATCTTCAACCGATTCAGCAAGTTCTTCTTCGTGTTCAATCCATTCCTCCAATTCTTCTATGGTTTCAAATTCTAAAAACTCTATTGGCTCTTCTTCAATATAGTCTTCTATGTGTTCTTCGTGTTCAAAGTGTTCCAGTAGAAAATCTTCTAATATAGGCAGATCGTAGTCTGTTTCATAATATTCTTCTACCAACAATATTTCTTCATATAACTCTTCTATATAAGGCGCTTCTTCGATATAACTTAACGGAATAAAAACTTCTTCCGGCAACGCGTCAAATTCTTCTACAAAAGGTTCAAGATATTCTTCTTCAAATAAAATGTATTCTTCTTCAAAATATAATGTTTCTTCGTAATAAAGTTCTTCTTCAAAGTAGTAATCTTCCTCTATCCCCTGTAACTCAGCAGTGTATACAAACTCTTCTTCAAAGTAATAATCTTCTTCGTAATACGATTCAGTGTATCCATACATGTCTTCTTCATAATCATCGTACCCATACATATCTTCTTCGTAATAGGTATTTTGTTCAAAAGTCTCAACCATGTATCCCGGACACGCAGGCGAATATTGAGCGTCATACGAACACTCATAATCAAATAAATCGTCCCAATAGTTAGGGCACTGAGTAGAATACAGTCCATCTAAATCACACTGTTGAGTTAAGTACGCTGCTTCATATCCTGAACAAGCGGTGTTATTCAAGGGGTTACTGCAATCCAAAGCATTGCCAGAACCTAGACCATATAAGCTACCCCCATTTTCTAATAATGTATTAAATGAAGTGTTATTCCAATCGGTATTAACGCAAGTGCCAACAACATTTGTAGTTCCTACACCACACTCATCGTGAAACAAATAGGTGTAAGTTTGTTGCGATGTGCCTTGTTCCCCTATCAATACGTCGTGGTTTATTATGTCTAGCCCACCGTATCTAAACTCAAAGCTGTCGTCTGACTTCCACAATATGACTTCAAAACTATTGTCAGAACCACTGCGGTTGTATTCTCGTAGGTTGTACCATCCAAAGACAGTTTTATCTGTAAAGTTCCTAGCAAGAACACTGGAGCCGTTGTCTCGTATTAAATCAGTCCAGAAAGG